ACGGTGCATGGGCAGATGCTGACTGGCTCTTGTGCCGAGATGGAAAGTGGAGGCCAGTTAGACCCGAGTCATTCCCGTTGGCTCATGGGGCTACCGCCCGAGTGGGACGACTCCGCGCCTACGGAAATGCCATCACGGCGCAAGTCGCGCAAGGGTTAATCGAAAGTTACATGGAGGTGAGATAATGGATGACAGAGTATGTATGCACTACGTCGTGGATCGATTAGAAGATTGTCTAGAGAAGGATCTAGACAAGATGCGTAGGGAACTAGAAGACTTTAAACGAGAATGCATCTATAATCTGGGTGTGAACACAAGGATAAAAAGAAAAGGAGAAGACTAATGATTAAGGAATTTTGGAAGAAGCTAACCAGTAAACGTCAAAGCAACAAAGCACTCACGCGCAAGGAACAAGTCCTGGCTGAACTTGACCGAGGTAAAGGCACCGCCCGACAATTAGCTGACCGGATGGGTTTAAAGCTATCGATTGTGCGTCCGCAGCTATCTGCTTTGCATAACAAAGGTTTGATTCGGGACACTAACATAGACGCAGGCGAAGAAGGAGTATGGGAGGTGGTCAAGGATGTTTAAATTATTCTACACGTTACTCATCATTGAGTACGTTGTTGAAGACCAAGACGTATCGACCTCTGTAATTTTCCCGAGTCAGCATGAATGCTATGATGCCATGGGCGACGGAGTTCTTGACGATCTATATGATATCCTTGCTGATACATACGGCAAGGATATCATGATGTATTGCCGGAGAACTCCTGTTGTTTCTGGCTATCGTGAAATAGTTAAGCCAAGGATAAGACCAGATGGGGGATGAAGCACTAAGCCCCGCACAGAAGTTTGAGTATCGGTTTCTAAAACAACAGGTCAACAACTTGGAGGAAGAACGTTATAGATACGATGCCCGACCTAACATACAACAGGATTTGTTTCATGCACGAGAGGACTTAAAATCTTTTGTGTCTAAACTTAGAACGAACGGAGTGAAGATATGATTAAGATACCGCACACTACAGCATTTGAAGCTTACTATGCTGCGGCGTGGAAAGCACAGAACGAAATTGATATGAAGACTAACGCGAGGATCTTTGCGAATGTACAAGAGAACAAAGGTACGTCGTCCCCTAAACAAAAACAGTTGTCCAAGCCTGCCATGACAGTGAACAACTTATTAAAGCATGGCATGGAAAGAGAAGACATTGCGGAAGCATTACAAATGGATGAGGTGGACGTAATTATTTTAATTAATAGGTTCGATCTTCCTCGTGAGGACGAGGCTCCCCCGAGCACCCGCCCCCGAGGAAGAAAATAAATGGACGAAAGATTAGATTCAATAGCAGAATTATTACGAAACAAACAAAAAGAACTTGACGATATAGAGTGGGACAACCCGAGTGATCCAAGGATCGAGGCTCTAGTTCGTGAGATTTTAGAATACAAAGAGAAGTTTAATAAAGGAGAGATATATGATCCAAAGTTCTAACATAACGGAGATTCTTCCTGCTGTAGTAGATACTTTGACGGAGAATGGTAGTGGGTTTGCCACAACGCAAACGGGGGATGCAATATTCATAAACGCACGCATAATGCAAAAAATGAATTTACAAGAACTTGATAGGATTGATGCTTATGTGGTTCCAAACTACCCAGATGTGCAGGATCGGATTAAGTACCGAGCCACAAGAGTAAACAAAGAGCAAGTTGACCTGGGACAACCTCCAGATTTAGAAGAAAAGATAAGAAGATTATTAAAAGAAGATAATGGCTTGTGGAGCTTACTAGAGATCTGCGAAGAACTTGCAGAGGAAGAGCAAGTCGTATATGATATGCTCATAAAAATGGAACAAGTAAAACGCACCGATGCGTATTACATACTTTAGGAGTTAAACGATGGCATCATCTGCTGGTTTTAAAAGCATTTCTATTACCAACGAAGAACATGCGAAGGTAAAAGAGATGGCAAAGCATGAAGAAAGAAATTTAGCACGACAACTTGGAATAATCGTAAGAAAAGAGTATGAACGATTCAAGGAACATGTTAAAGATAATTAGCTCGTGGTAAAACTATGCCTGTGGTTTTACTGAAACTGACCCCCAACTAGGGGGTCTTTTTTTATGTGCGTTTAACTTCGTTTGGTTTACCTTCTTTACCCTTACGCATACGCTCGGGTTCTTTGGAATATCCACGAATCTGGGTGACATTATCTCGTTTCATATTCTGCAAGATGATCTCACCAAACTCGGGAAGAATACCTGTCTTTTGATGTAGAGCTAATGACGCTGTTTTTAGATTTCGTAGTCCACGCCTGTAATCTACCATAATCTCTACAGCAGCTTCCCGATCTTCATCATTCATTTCTGGGGTTTCAATGTTAACCATTCTCTCGCTTGTTCTCCTAGAACTTGTGCACCTATATCTATTTTATCTCGTAACGATTTAACAATCTTCTCGTCAATAGATCCTTCAGTTATCATATCAATATAGGTGACATTGTTTTTCTGACCAATTCGATGTGCTCGATCCTCACTCTGGATTCTTGTCTCCAGGTTAAAATCATTTGCATAATATACCACAAGGTCGGCTTCGGTCAGAGTCAAACCATATCCTGCGGTAGCTGGATTCCCGACAAAAAACCGCAGTTTAGAGTCGGGTGATTGAAATTGTTTCACGATATTGTTTCTATCGTCATCTGTCGTATCTCCATAATAAGAGGCAACACTTTCTTCACCATACGTTTCAGCTAAAACTTTGGTGATTTGGATTATATCATATCTGAAGCGGGACCAGATAATTACTTTACCATCGTGTTCTTCAAGAATTTCTTTGAGTGCATCCACCCGACGGGACGGAAAGTATATTGTATCTCCGTCATCTGTTTTAAGGTGCCCTGACATAACCTGTTGCAAGCGCAGCAGCTGAGTAATTACAGCCGGAGCCGTAACAAGATCCCCTGACTCAAGCATCACTATGGCAGTGTCCTGAATACTTTTATACATCTTTGCTTGCTCGTCGGTTAGACCGATATATCTCACAGTATATATTTTGTCTGGTAGATCCAAACAATCTTTCTTAAGCACCCGAAACGAATAGCGTTCTATCCGCTCAGTTAGTTCATCGAGGTTTTTAAAACCGACTATCTGTTGAAAAGAATGAGCACCCATTGTCCGGCGATTGATCACTGCGTACCGACCTTGAAAAGCATAAAAGCTTTCAAACCCAAGCAAACCAAGACGAAGGAACTCACTTTGAGAATATATATCCATAGGGCTTTTTGTAATTGGAGAACCAGTAAGCAACCTTCTATACTGGAATCCCGCTGCAATCTTAAGAAGTGATTTAGTGCGCTTGGCTTTATGATTCTTGATTGTCGTTGATTCGTCTATGGCTATCAAACCACGACCCCCGAATCTTCGCGCTAACCATTTGCCTGCATTCTGACCTTTGACCGTAGAAAAAGATTCAACATTTATAACAAAGATAGTTAGACCATCAAACTTATCTGCCACAGATTTGAGTTCTTTTTGTTGTGTTTTATTTGGGGAAGATACCCACCGGATTACCCGATATGTTACATCGTCTGACATATGTTCGGGGATTTCTTTTGACACCCAGTTACGATACACACCCTTTGGAGCAATGATCAACGCAAACTCAAGACCATAGTTTAAATACAACATACCTATATTGTCGATCAAAACCTTTGACTTACCAGTACCCATCTCCATAAAGAAACCAAACTCATGCTTGTTCCAACCTTGCTCGAGGGCTTTAACCTGGTGGTCAAATGGTTTTAATTTAAATTTGTAGTTGACACTCATCACATACCTCCACTATTGTCTACAATACGGAAGACACAATCCCGTGTCAACCAACTCTAACCTGAAGAGGATGTACTTAAAATGTCAGTACTAGAAGAAATGTTTGATGAATCGGGAGCTCTCGATAAGGTCGAACTAGGGACAAGTAAAAGCTTGTCTGTATTAATTGGCGAAATGCGTAGACTTGAAGATGATATTCAAGCTGCGGAAGAACACGTCAAAGAACTCAAGAGAGAACTAAAAGGTTACTCACACGAAAAGATACCTGCACTCATGGATGAAATGGGGACAGAATCCTTTACTACAGATGAGGGTGTAACCGTTGCGGTAAAAAATGTAGTTCATGCGTCTCTTACTCAAGAAAACAAAGAACAAGCCTTTGCATGGCTTCGTCAACAAGGACTTGATGACATCATTAAGAACGATGTGGTCATCACGTTTGGCAAAGGCGAGGACAATATTGCAGGAGACTTTGTTGGTCAGTGTGAAAAACAAGGACTGCATACAAATGCAAAAACATATATTCATCCCTCCACGCTTAAAGCTTTTGTAAAGGAGCAAGTATCAGAGGGTAAACCAATAGATCTAGACTTATTCGGCGCATACATTGCAAACGTCGTACAAATTAGGAGGAAAGCGTGATGGATAATTTTGAAGAGCAGATGGAAGATCGTTTGATCGAACAGCAGATTGAAGACGAACTTCAGACTCTCGCGGAACTTGAGGCTGATATGAACACGGTTCAGAAGGCTGCATACGCGCACTTGTCAAAGGGAAAGAACATGGCAAAGGAACGTATCGCTTTGATCAAAAATATTCTTAGTGATTATAAATATGAGGTAAAGAACAATGAGTAATGCAGTAGCAAAAACAAAAGGTGTAGAGGTATCTACCGAGGTCGTAGTTGATATGTTTGAAGACGGAGCAGAAGGTGCTGTGTTTGCAGCGGATGATCTTCTGATACCGAGACTTCAACTTGCACAAAAGATGTCACCAGAACTGGATGAGAATGACGCAAAATATATAGATGGGATCAAGGCAGGGAACTTTTTTAATTCTGTGTCTAGAGAAATCTACACTGAGTTTGATGTCATTCCATGTCATAGTAGAACCTCATATACAGAATGGGTGCCAAGAGACCAAGGAGGCGGTCTTGTAGCGGAACATGAGGCTGACAGTCGTGATGTAAAGGGTGCGGAAACACATGTGTCGGATGATGGCAAACGTAAAGACCTGATGCAGAGTGGTAATGAGTTAGTTATCGCGGATGAGTTTTACGCTTTCATTGTCAAAGAAGACGGAGACTATGAACCCGTGCTTATCTCTATGAAAAGTTCCCAACGAAAGGTGGCTAAGAGATGGCGTACTCTGATCAGTATGAATAAGGCTCGTAATCCAAAGACGAACCAACTTCAGAGTGTAGCTATCTACAGCACACTATGGAAACTGACCAGTGTTACAGAAGCAAATAAAAATAATGATAAATACTCTAACTTTGCTGTCCAAAAGATCGGACCCATAACCGCAGACAAGCAAGACTTGTATCATGCAGCAAAGCAGTTTCGTGAGAGCATAATTGCAGGCGAAGTAAAAGCAGTTCAGGAAGAAGATGTTTCATCTTCTAAAACAACTGATGAGAATCAAAGCGGATCACCCCTAGATAAGGACGATGAAGTCCCGTTCTAGTCGCTTTGTAGGGGTGGTATCTCCTATTACCACCCCTTTTTTTAATCTCATTAGGAACCTAGCATGTCAGCAGCAAAAAGAATGCTTGCCGCTTTTGAAGGTTCAAAGGCAGCGCACGGCACAACTAAAGTCGGAAGAATAGGTCGTAACGGTAAAGCAGAGGCAGATAGCCGGATTGTACGACAACCTCTTACCGAAGAATTAATGCAAGGTCACATTGATGGAAAGTTAGGTATCGGGGCGATCCCGATCAATGCGGATAATAAATGCAAATGGGGAGCATTGGATATAGATGAATACGATCTGGATCATAATGCACTTCAAACAAAGATAAGAAAACTAGAGCTTCCGTTATTACATTGCAGGTCAAAATCAGGCGGAGCGCATTTATATTTATTCGTAGATGATTACATCGATGCGGCAATATTTAGAGAATATCTGTTAGAGATATCAATCGCGCTTGGACAGTCAGGATGCGAAATGTTTCCAAAACAGGATAGGATACTCGTTGATCGAGGGGACGTAGGTAATTTTATTAATCTACCCTATCAGAATGCGGATATGACACTTCGATACTGTTACAATAAAAACTCTGAAGCCATGGATCTTCAAGAGTTCTTGGATACTGTAGATAAAAATCGCGTTAAGATATCTGATTTAGAGAAATTAAAGTTCTCCGCGAAACGCGAGTATTTCAAAGATGGACCTCCATGTCTTGCTCACATCTTTGCGGATGGACCTACTGGAGAGGAAAGAAACAAGACTCTTTTTCAAATAGGCGTTTATTGTCGTAAGAAGTTTGGAGATGATTGGGAACCAGAAGTAGAAAAACAAAACAGGCAGATGTTTACAACACCTTTGGAAGCCAGGGAGGTTGTTGGAATTACTAAATCTTTAACTAAAAAAGATTATAGATATACCTGTAAACAAGAACCGTTCAAAAGTTTCTGTGATCCCGAGTTATGTGCAATGAAACAATACGGCATAGGAGACATGGGAGAGACTATGCCACAAATAGGTGGCCTGACGATATTACTGTCAGAACCACGTTTGTACTTTATGGACATTGGTGGGGGTAGGATTCAGCTATCAACGGAACAGCTGCAAAACCAATTGCTTTGGCAACGTGCCTGTATGGAACAAATACAAATGATGCCACCTACGATGAAGCCACAACAATGGCAAAGATTAGTTTCAACCTTAATGGGTAATGCTACACAACTAGAAGCGGAACCAGAGTTGACGTTATCTGGAAGATTTAAAGAACATCTAAAAGAGTTTTGTACAAGTCGGATCAGAGCTATGGAACCCGAAGAAATGGAAATGGGTAAACCATGGACAGAGAATAATAAAACGATGTTCAAGATGTCAGGACTCATGGAATATCTTCATAACAGAAGATTTACTCATTACAGTCCTGCACAGGTTCAAGAGCAAATCAAAGCATTAAACGAAGATGAAAATTGTCATGGGCACCAAGCAATCGTTAGAGAAGACGGTAAGAGAAGCACGATTCGAGTGTGGTGGGTTCCTGCTTATGATGAACAAGAAATTAAATTAGACGCAAAGGAGTTTGCTAAAAATGACATCCCCTTCTAATAGATTACTTCGAGTGGGGGAAGTTGCTGCACTGCTCGGAGTTTCTAAATCATACATATATAAACTTTCTCACGTTGGAGATTTCCCAAAGCCTATCGTGCTTGGGGACGAGACAAACCGTAGATCTTCTAGTCGGTGGGTTCTCTCTGAGGTTGAGGATTGGGTAAACGCTAGACCGAGAGGAAAAGTTGATGAGCGTTGAATTAATTCTTGGGCCACCAGGTACTGGCAAAACTTATACACTTGTTGAAAAAGTACGAGAATATTTGCAGAATGGTGGGCACCCTTCAAAACTGGGCATGGTATCTTTTACAAGGAAAGCGGTAGAAGAAATGCTTGAGCGTCTTTGCGCTGAGTTTAACCTCGAACCAAAAGACTTTCCGTATGTTAAAACCATGCACGCTTTGGGATTTGCGGGTCTAGGACTAACAACAAAAGATATAATGGATAAAGAGGACTACGGAGTTATAGGAGAGTACCTAAGTTTGAGCTTCAAGGGAATGTCGTCTACACACACCGAAGACGGTCTACCGATCAATTCTGTCAAAGGCACAGGGGCACAGTATCTTCGTTTAATTGCACGTTCTCGTTTGCGTAAGACTACTTTAGAACAAGAGTACCGAGAAGCAGAAAATTTTGACCTAAACTTTTCAAAGCTGCGACAACTCAAAGACACGATGATTAATTATAAATCTACATATGCAAAATTTGATTATGAAGATATGATTGAAGTTTATATTGAGACAGTGGATCCTCCCTATCTTGAGTTATTTATCGTAGACGAGGGTCAGGATCTATTACCCTTACAGTGGGAGATGCAACAGAAGATATCCGAGAACAGTGATCATACGATTATAGCAGGAGACGATGACCAAGCTATTCATCGTTGGGCAGGAGTTGATGTAAAGTTGTTTATGAACAGCACATCTAACATTACGGTTTTGAATCAGTCTTATCGTTTGCCCCATGAGATTTGGGCTTTGGCTAATAAAATATCTAAGCGCATACATGATAGATTACAGAAAGACTTTGAGCCTCGTGAACTAGGGGGCGAGGTGCAAACTGTTATGCACCTTACAGATATACCCTTGGATCAAGGATCATGGACATTGATGTCTAGGACAAATAGTTTTTCTCAAGACATAGCTTACGAGTTAGAAGACATGGGATACTTTTATTCTTTAAAAAATAAGCCCTCTGTTCCATTAGATCAAGCAAAAGCTATTCATGTGTGGAGAGAACTACAGGCAGGAAAAAAGGTAGACTTATCTAGGGTAAAAGAGTTTTACTCTACAGTGCCAAAGAAAGGAGACTTTGCTGTAGTTAAGTGGGGGTCTGCTAAATTGTTAGATGCAGTACCGCCAGACGGATTGCTTACATATGAAGAATTGTCAGGTGATTTTGGTTTGTTGGCACCCAAAGAACGGGATGAGTACAGTATAGTACGTGTGGGTAGTGATATGGAACAATACATCCGTTCCATTGAGCGCCGAGGTCAGGATATCACAAAACCTCCAAGAATCAAGGTATCTACTTTTCATGCTATGAAAGGAGGCGAAGACGACAACTGCGTAGTTTATACAGGTAGTACCTATAAATGCGTTGAAGAAAACGATCCTGATGATGAGCATCGAGCTTTTTATGTTGCCATAACAAGAGCCAGAAAACGTTTATATCTTTTGGAATCAAACAAGAAGTATAGGTATATAGTATGAATCGAAGTGAATTACTAGATCAGGCAAAAAAACTAATAAATGGTCCAAGAGCCAAGGACTACGGAGACGCATACGACAACCACCAGAGAATAGCAGACGGATGGAATGTTATTGTGAATGCAGCGGAGGGTAACCTCACTCCTGCTCATGTTGCTTTAATGATGGATTGGGTGAAGACGGCTCGATTACTAGAAACCATGGATCACGAAGACTCATGGATCGATAAATGTGGATACTCTGCCCTTGGTGGAGAGCATACAAAAAGGCAGAAAAACAATGCAGGATGATCTGTTCGGTAAGAGTGCAGTAACTTACCAGATAAAGAACGAAATGGATTTGATAGAGAAGGACTGGAATGTACCACCAGAGTTTCCAGATTTACGGAACTATAAAGAAATAGCCGTTGACTTAGAGACATGCGATCCTAACCTTAAAACGTTAGGCCCTGGATGGGCGCGTAAAGACGGATATATTGTTGGAGTAGCGGTAGCCGCAGGAGACTGGTACGGATACTTTCCCATACGGCATTCAAAGGGTCAGAACGTAGATCCAAAGATGGTTCTTAAATGGCTGAAGCTTCAGATGGAAACACCAGACATAGACAAAATCATGCACAATGCCACTTATGATGCAGGGTGGTTACGTGCAGAGGGCATAGAGGTGCAAGGTAGAATCATCGACACTATGATTACAGGAGCCTTGGTAGATGAGAACAGGTTTAGCTACGCATTAAACTCTCTAGGTAGAGACTACTTAGGTGAAACAAAGAACGAGAGACTGCTACGTGCAGCAGCTAAAGAGTTTAACGTAGATCCCAAAGCTGAGATGTACAAACTCCCACCAAAGTATGTTGGAGCATATGCAGAGCAAGATGCTGCTTTGACCTTACGCCTGTGGAACCGTTTGAAGGTAGAACTACAAGATCAAGACCTGTGGCACATATGGAAGCTAGAGACGGGTTTGATTCCCATGATGCTAGATATGAAGTCTCAAGGTGTTCGTGTTGACCTTGATCAAGCAGATCGAGTTAAGCAAGAACTTCAGAAGAAAGTTAAGATGCTCAAGTCGTTTATTAAGAAACGATCAGGTATAGAAATAGAACCATGGGCAAGTGCTTCAGTAGCAAAAGTGTTTGACGAGCTTGGAGAGACTTATGAGACGACGGAAAAGGGTGCGCCGTCGTTCACTAAGCAATGGTTGCAAAACCACACTCACGAGGTCTCACAGGCGATTGTAAAGCTAAGAGAGTTTGACAAAGCCGATAGTACGTTTATTGACACCATACTTCGGCATCAGGTCAATGGTAGGATTCACTGCGAGTTCCATCAGCTACGATCTGATGACGGGGGCACGGTAACAGGTAGATTCTCCAGTTCAAACCCAAACCTTCAGCAAATTCCGGCACGGGACAAAGAGTTGAAAGCAATGATTCGAGGATTATTTATTCCAGAAGAGGGATGTAAGTGGGGATCATTTGATTACTCGAGCCAAGAACCAAGGCTCTTGGTACACTTCGCGGCAAGCTTTGAAAAACGGCACCATATGGTCGATAAGATTGTGGAGGAGTATCACAAGGGTGATGTGGATCTTCATCAAATGGTGGCAGACATAGCAGGGATTAGTCGTAAAGAAGCAAAGACTGTGAACCTGGGGATCATGTATGGCATGGGCAAAGGTAAACTTGCCAACCAGTTATCTATTACGGAGAAAGAAGCAGAAGAATTGTTAGATGAGCATGGAAAAAATGTTCCGTTTGTTAAAGGATTAGCTAATCGAGCATCTAAACGAGCGGAACAAGCAGGACAGATTCGTACTTTGTTGGGGCGTAAGTGTAGGTTTGAATTGTATGAACCAAAGAGTTTTGGGTATAAGAAGCCTTTGCCTATGGAAGAAGCCATGAAGGAGTATGGACCTCTGATAAGAAGAGCGTTTACTTACAAAGCATTAAACAAATTAATTCAAGGATCAGCTGCGGATCAAACAAAGAAAGCCATGGCTGATTGTTACGAGGAAGGACTTTTACCTATGCTAACAGTGCACGATGAGCTATGCTTCTCGGTAGAGGGAGACGATCAAGCGCGACGCATCAAGGACATAATGGAAAACGGGTTGTCGGATGTCTTGAAAGTTCCCTCTAAAGTAGACGATGAACTCGGTAACAACTGGGGAGAAGTCGGATGACAAAGAAAACAAAAACTGTTGGCTTCAAAGATATGCATCCAATGCAAATACAATCAATGTTAGAGTTGGTTCATATGGCCTTAAACCTTGCTACACTTACTGAAGACGATGAAATTATAGAGGATGTAGAAGCATACACCGATGAAATGGTAAAGCTGTTTGGTGGTCAGGGAGTTAAGCTAGAAGAGATTGAGTATGACATTAGCGATTTAAGCGTCGGGCGATCTCTGCATTAATAGCTTGGGACATTGGATTACTGCCCAGTAAAGCATTGTTGGGTGTCTCATACTGAGCTTGAACACCTGGTTGACGTGGTGGAACTACAGCCCTTTGACTAGAAACAGTAACAGAAGGTGTTGTTTCAACGGTGTTATTATCAACAACTCTTTCCTTTAATACGTCTGTCCTTTGTTTACCAGATATCATCCCTGAACCTATTAACTGAGCATTGACTCGATGCGTTGCTTCAAACAATCGGCTGAGTGAGTCAAATTCTGGCCTGTTTGCTCCACCTGGTCTATCTGCTTTTTTAATCGCAAGACCACCGCCAGACGGCCTAGAGATCGTGTTTATATATGCTTTACTTCTAAGGATTCTTGATCCCAATGCTAAACCTGTTGCTATTGAGGCTGTTTGAATGAGTCCTGTAAGATACGCACTTAATCCCAAACCTGCTGCATATTGCGCTGCGGCAAGACCACCTTTACCTTTAAGAGATTCATCTGATAACTTACGGGATGTTTGAATTAAATCTCGTAACCCTTTAAGAGTATCTTTTCCAAACAAAGCTTCAAGTGTTGGGTCACCGTAAGAGTTTAAAGTTGAGTTTAAATCTCTTGCAAATTTTCCAGAAGTCATTTCATCAATAAATTGTTTCGCATCAACGACATCAGGATCAGCTGCTTGTGCTAAAATTTTTCGTAAGGATAGATCCCTTGCTGCTTCCATAATAGCTGAATTTTCTCCTAGATCTTTTTTTGCTTTTATTATTGGGCCTGCATTATCTTTTTTCAAAAATATTGAAGCAACTTTTTCTGGATTCTCATCTCGTATAGCTTTTTCTAAAGATTTATAAAGGGCATCACCCTCCAACTCTTGTTTCCGCAGACCCAGATCCTTTAATATTCTTACTTGTTCTGCTATTGGTTTGCCCACTAACTGAGCTTGTTCTTCTGGGGTTATTGTGCGTCCGGCAGACGCTACATCTTGTAAAGTTTTTTCTAAATTATTAAATCCGTCTTTGGTAAACAAGGCGTTTTTTGTATCACCTAATGCATTTATTTCTTCTACAATTTTTGTAATATTAGGTGCGCCTAATACATCTTTGTTTTTGTCAATTGTTTTCGTTAAATACATCCCGGCTAATTGACGACGAACCGCCTCTCTCGTTTGAACTCCTGTTTTTCGACTTTTAGCGATCCTATCTGCAAATCGTGTTCGCTCTGCAAATATCCCCTCATAATATTTACGCAAAGAATCATCTTCTGGCAATTTCTCTATCAGATCAGGTAGTTTACCAGGTTGCCCGTTAGGCAATGTAACTTCTATGTCTGGAACAACTTCTCTTAATGCTTGAGGACCAACTTGAGGATCTTTGCCTGATGGAACTACACTGTTAAGAAATCTATTTAAACCACGACCATTGTCTGGAATGATGATGCCAAACTGCGGATTTATTAAATCGTTTGGATTAAAGTTCTTTCCTGAAACATATTGTTCATACACTTTCTGTGTAAGCGGTGCTTTAAATCTTTCTATTCCTTTTGCGTAAAATCTTTGGGATTTTCTTAACATATCAAAACCCTCTGACATTTGTGCAAACGGTTGTTTACTTATAAATTTACCACCCTCTCCTTTTACACCACCTTTTGTTGAGTTTATAGTTTTTGCCATAGCTTCAGTAGCATCAAAAGATTTTTTAAGAGCAGTATTTAGTTTTGTTAACACTTGAGAATCTACAGAACCAACAATGGATGGATCAAAAGAAGCATGGTTTAAAGCAGTTCTAAGACTGTTTGCTGTTTGCACATCTATCATTTCAGGCATTTGATTTACAAATTTAAAAAACCCTTTGTCTTTAAGATCCATTACCTCATATTGTTTTACAAGACCTGAAGCGACAGATTTTAGATTTTTTACATCAACTATTTTTTCTTTACCTAACATTTCGTTTGCTTTTGTAAACAGAACCTCAACGTCTTCATCAAAGGTACGTTTTGCTATATCTAACGCATCAGCAACTACTTTACCTCCTCTTGGGTCAGGTTTGCCCATTAAGTTCTTAACAGCATCTAATTGAACATCTACTGTCTCTCTCATATTTCTTTCTGCATTTTTTATTAATTCATTAGGATCGCCGTAAATTTTTACTATGTCATCTCTAAGAACTTGAGAAAGTTGTTTGTAATCTGTTTCTTTAGCAACCACCCCTTGTGCCTGTTTAAAATCTCTTAATTCTTTTATAACAAAGTCTGCATTCTGTTTCGCTGATTTTTGATTAGGAAACACACCTTCGTAAATAGCTTGCAATCGACCCGCTACGGGAGCTTTGTTAATTTCATCAACAGTAGGACTAACGTTGAAACCTTGAGCACGAGCTTTGTTAATCACTTCACGAGCTTCTGATCTAACTTGATTGGCTGCTTTAGATCCAGAACCTTTTATTAATTTGCCAAAACCTGCTGAAAGTGCTCGACCCACACCTTCACCACCAAATCCAAACGCAAATTCCATACCTGCTTGTCGAGCCACGTCTGACCCAGACTGTGCTTGCAATCCTCCTGTATACTCTAGCCCTTCATCAAGTAAATATCCCGCCGCTGATCCAATACCAGATATTACCATTGCAACTGGCAATCCTACACCTGTTGCAGCAAGACTAGCTGCCGTACCACCAATAATAGCACCCCTGTTCCCTGCAAAAAACTCCTGAAAATCGTTGAAAGAAATTCCTGCATCCTCTACGGATAGAAGTCCTTTACCTTCCAACTCATACTTTTCTCTAAGTTCAGGGGTAAGTTTATCCTGATTAATGATATATCCTACACCTTGAGGATCCTTCATGTACATATCAGAAGTAAACCCAGAATCTTGCAAACGTAACTCATACTCTTCATCGTTTTCAGCACGAGCAAGAAACCTACGCAAAGCACTATTACTTACGCCACTTCTGTCTATCTCAGACGAACTACTTACAGGAATATCTTTAGGTTCCCCCAAAGAATCTTTGTTTTTATTGTAATAATTAGTGGCAATGCGTTTTGCTTGTTCCACATCTTCCGTTGGGATTTTCAGAATTTGACCCGATGGCAAGGCTATATCAACCATTATATTCTCCTAACTTTGCTTCGGATTTCCGTATGTTTCTAAATCCTCTGGTGTTAATGTAATCACATTTGGAGTTTCATTAGTGTTTTGTGTCTCTGGTCTTTCAGGAACACTTGCTCCTGGGATCTTGGTAACGATGGCTATGTACTCATCATCAATTTTTTTAGCCTTGCTTTGTATTAAATCTCTAACCATTATAATCTGATTTTTAAGTTCTTCATCAGAAGAGAATCCTCGTCCAACAAACTTACCAATTGTAAAAGTACCATCTTTATTCGTACTTACCGCAAAACCTAACATCTCAGCTACTCTTGCGCGGTCACCATCTGATATGGTTCTTCCACTTTCTCCAAGCAATTCTGGAGCTAACTGAGCAGCAAGAACACGTAAAACTTGGTCGTATTTAGTAGCGTTACTTAGGTCTTTTCCTAAAAATGTTTGTGCTCCAGGGATTCCCTTAAGGCTATCCCTAAGTCTTCCTGTTACTCCTGCAAACCCAGCTACTCCTCCATCTTCCGCATCAAGAAGTCCAATAGCCGTATCAACTTGTTCTAAATTTTTAAGTGCGCTAGTTGATTTTGCAGCATACGCTGAATCAATTGTATTATCTCTAATAACTTTACCTTGCATACCAGAGTTGATTCCACGTTCATTTGGTAGAAGTTCATAGTAATCTATACCCAATAATTCAGAGGTTCTTTTCACGGGTTTGTCAGTGTAATTACTTGCTTGTTCAGTAGTCAGAGAAGCTTTAATCAACTCATCGAGAGCACTTTCTCTTTCTTTTTCTACGTCAAGTTTTTCATTCAACCCAACAAGCATAGCATCTGATATGCGTTTAGCCATGCTACGGTCTCCACCGATTGCACCACCAACTGCGACCCCGGTTATAGAATCAAGAAGCTCGTCTACCTTGTTAGATGGTTTAGTATCAGGATCTAAATACTTTAAAATCTGTTGTAATCCCTCTTTTGAGTTCTCAACACCAAAAGCGTCCGTCACAGATTGTTTCTGTTCTTCGTCTGTTGCGCTGCCAGAAGTCAAAGCTGCTTCAACGGTGGATAATTTTTCTTTAGCTTTTATGTTTCCTCCAAGAGCATCTTTTATTTCTGAAATGCCACGCTCTTGTCCAACGGTTGTTGGATCAAATCCATTCTTCTTGAGCCGTGATTGACGGAGTATAGCATCATCATACACAGTACCCGCAGGATTCATTATATCCGCTCTCCTACCTTGACCATCTATAAAAAAGGATAAATTAGGATCGATTGTTCCTCCAGAAGGTGCCGCTACTGGTATTGTGGGATTCCTATATTGTTGCCCTGCCATGTAATCAGCGTAGTTAGGATCCATAGATAATATCCCACCCGTGTTTAACTCAATAGGTTTGCCATTGTCTTCTTCTTGTTTTACGCTGATCTCAAGTTTCTGTGCTTGTGGTGTAGCCGACAAGCCCATTGATTGTTGACCCATTGATTGTTGACCCATAACAGGTTTGTTAGCCATAGGAATGATTTTACCTTGACCCGTATTTCTTTCCTGTATCGCAGGAGAAAATCCTGTTTGAGCAGCCTCACGAAGTTCACGGGATGAATTTAAGATTCCACCCATTGCACCAATGTTACCGTTTTCTCTTAACTTATTACGAGCGGCAACTTCTTGTTTGCGTTTAAATAAACTACGATTTCTGACTGGATCTACTTGATCTTGCCTCATTATCTGCTCCCGCTAGTGTTTTGTATCGCCCCTAATATACCACCAATATTTCCACCTCCTGCACTCAATGATTGAGCAGTGCCAAGAATCGAGGCCACCGGATTAGGACGCGGCACGCTTGTAATACCGAGTGTAGATTGAGTTGTTGGAACTCCTTGTAAGATGTCGGATACAAATCCAAAACGTTGAAAGGGTTCATACGCTCTTTCAATAGCCGCAGCACGTTGTACATCATATTCAGATTGTTGTTGCGCTTGCTCCAAAGAACCCACATTAAACAAGGAGTTTACATCCCTTTGTAATGCAGCCTGACTTGCTTCTCCAAGAGCACCCTGACGAGTTCCAAGAGCACCGATTCCTTGACCTAGTTGACCAAACAATTGACTTGCAGTTTGTCCTCGTTTCATTTGATTCTCAAAGGCACCTTGAGCTTGTTGCTGTGCCCCTGTAAAAGCAGCAGATCGAAGTTGCGCTCCTACCTGAGCTTTCCTATCATCAATGTTTCTTTGTAATTCTTGTTCCGCTACAGCTTGGCGCGAACCTCCGTATGCTCCTTGAGCTACAGCTTGAGCACGGTCTCCAATACCTGCTATGTCTCCGGCACGTTGTATGTCAGCCTGTGTAACGTCAATTACTTCTTCTACAAACGGATCATAAAAATCTTTGTATGAGGTAGGATCAAACGCTCCAGTCGTATCATCTAAGCTAGAAATACCCTCTTTAAAAGAGCCAACTCCCTCTTCAAAAGTGGACTGTGCTTCTTTAAACATAGGTTCATACAAGCCAATACCTTGAGGTCCAAGTGATGCTCCAGTTTCTGGATCTATCTTGTCTTGAGCAAGTAAATTAATTGCAGCCTTTTGAGCATCTGTAAACTGCATGATGTCCGCTTCAGGAACACCACCCATAACCGCGCCGATAGGAGTTCCATACTGATCCGTCTGCGCCTGAGACATGTCAGTAGTAAAACCACCACCCTCTGCGGAAGATCGATACAGTTTTATTAAGGCATCATTTGCGTCTCTTGCTGCCTGCGCAGGATCCGTTGTTCTACCACCATCCGCCGTTTGGTATAACTGCATACCACGTAAGGGATCAACAGAAGCAATACCACTTACTATCCCTGTTTCTGGGTCAGTGTAGTAAACGTTAGCTATTAAATCCTTTGCAAGACGCTCCTGATACTCAGGAAGCATTCGCATAGATTGTTGAAGTGCAACTGTATCTGGTACTGCTGTAGCCATCAGGCGCTCCTCTCAAATTGATTCATCATCTTGTACATCTCAGCGGCTCCCTTTGCTCGATTGCCGCCCCCTGCACCTTTGACCGCATCAGCAGTCATAACAAACTCTCCGTCCGAGAGCCGTGCTTCTTGAACCCTGCCACCATCTTGATAGATCGCTGCGGGTATTGAATCACTTGTCCCTGTCCCCGGACCGTCAATCATGCCCCCTTCAGCGGCGTACCTAAAATCCTTAACAGCCGTGCCTTTGTAACTAGGATCTCTTTCCCCGCTTCTCATCTGTGCCCTTTGAAGATCCGTAAGCATATCACCTTTTGGATTCAATGCTTCAAGAGCCGCTGCCATTACGAATGGATTGCTAAGACCCATCTTTTGAGCTATACCCACAATTCCACCAGATTCATCCCTATAGGGAGCGTTAGGATTATTGTCCTGACCCCGTCTTTGATCTCCTTGCATCATGGACATTAGTTGAGCGCCCCGAGAACGACTACCACCTTGTCCACCCGATAAGGCACTCAAGAAGTCAACGCCAGGACCAAACTTGCCCATGGATGCCGTTCCAGTCAGACTTCCTATTCCTGCTTGTACTGCTTGATTGAAGTCACCTCCGCTAACAATTGCACCCGCAGCGGCACCAACTGCTGCGCCTGGTAGTCCACCTACCGAAAAACCAATTAACTGTCCAATTGCTGAAGCTAACTTACTCATCATGCCTCTCCTGATATTGCTTCTGGTGCTGTCACTGTAATACTTGTGCTGCGTCTTTCAGAGCCTGTCCAAGCTTGTCCACAATCTGGACAGTTTCCGCTAGGGTAGCTTGCAATCTCTTCAGGCGTGTCAACTGCGTTCTCACAGTTTACACAATGCACTGTATCAGAACTTGTCGAAGGTTTCCACTTAGAACCGTTTGACATTGTTAAAATTGTATCACTCATGTCGTTGTCACCGTTACCGTTCCTACCGCACCTGTTGCCCCAGAACCACGGACATGCGGTTTATTGATTAATGCTATCTTAACAAAACCATCCTGTTGAAACAATGCTCCATTTTCTAGACCTGAATCATCAGTCTGTAAGTCTGTTATTGTAAGCTTCGTTGCCCTTTCTTCTCCAGGGTTTTGTTGTTGCTCCATATATATGGCAAAACTCCGCGTTAGGTTTGCGAAGTATTGTTGGTCGTATTGCGTTGGTGGTACAGCGAAGAACGGAAGGATCAGGTTTCGTGACACTATCTCCTCCCATCAGGACGCACATCTAGTCTTGGTGATCCCAATCGCCACCCCACTCCAGAGGCCGTAGATTCTATACGCATGGCAAAGCTACGTCCCCGTAATCTTAAATGTACTTGATCCGTAAACTGTTCAACAGGCACAGATGCCGTCTTTGTTACAGCACTCGATGTTGACTGAAGGTAATTACCTCCAGGGAAGTTCCTTGTCTTAACCGTTATGTTTGCAGATGGGCTACCCGCCGTTGATCCTCTGAATGTCAGATCTGGTATCATACGACGTATGAAAGAAAACTGTTCTCCATCTCCAATGTCCACTTGGCTTGATTCAATATATGCAGTAATTGCAGCCCCATCGTCATCAAATCCAGACTCTTGAGTGTAGAGATAATTGTTTGGCCCTGCTGCAATTGGGTTGTCGAAGATACCACGATCCATCCAAAAGCTTCTAGCAAGTGCCCCATAATACCAAACCTGTTGCTCGTAATTATAAACTACATATCTATCGTTATTGTCGCTGCTTGCAGATGGATAGAACCACCAGACCTCAGAGAAAGCTGTGTTAGTTGCAGCTACAACCTTCTCTCTTTGTAATAAGTTAAAGTCATCAAACACAAAATCTCTTACAGTACAGGGCAGTCTTTGTACCGTACCACCGTAAGCATAGAACTCTTTCAGTCCCATCCAGAACACGTTGTCTTCAACAGCTACCGCCGATAACGGGCCCATAGTCGTAACGTTTTCTGACACAAGGTTTACACCAAAAGTAAACGGTGGACCCAAGAACTGCATGGCATACAAGGATTCGTCCGTGTACACCAAGATCTGCTGTCTTGTTTCTACTGCTGCTACAATCTCTGAACCAGAACCAAGACGCAACTCTCCTGCTGTATTGGTCGCTGTGGATGCCCAGTCGGTTAAAGATTCTTGGGACGAGAACCGTATAGCCAATGGATCTTGAACTCCAGGGTTTGCCTCCGTATCACAACCAAATGCTATGATGTGCCTGTCTCTGTCAGATACCATTATCTGTTTAGCAATTGTGGGTGCACTCGTAGACCCTGACAAAGAGCTAA